CAAAATACTCAGTCGCAGGGAAGAAGTTCTTTTGCACACTGTTATGTGCTTCATCAAAATAGATGTTGTCCACCTCAATATCTGCTTCCATGATACGATGGAGCGAATGATAGGAAGTGAAGATGATAACGTTCTCACCTTCTGCGCGAGCAGTATTAGCAAAGACATAAATGTCATCTGCTTTTGTTGTAGAATAGTGGGGTGTTTCACCACTATGAACGTGCATCACATGCGTGTGAGTGGTATCAATCAACTCAAGAAATTCACTGCACAGTTGTTCTGCCAACAGAATACGTGGAGCAACAACAACAGTCGTCATTCCATTGTCAATATACTTACAATTCTCAACAACATCCTGAATCATACAGATAGTTTTGCCACCACCTGTAGGCACAATGATTTGACCTTTGTCATATGCAAGCATACGATCAACAATGTCTCTCTGATGTGGGCGGAGAGTGATCATCAAAAAAGAATTAGATAACAACAGTATAAATCAACCTACAACACCTGTCAAGGGTGTTGTAGACGATCCTAGACACTACTGGGACGCTTTAGGCGTCCCCCCTTTTATTCACACAGAAACTTTTGCTTTTGCATTCTCCACAATTTCAGGTAAAACTTGCATACGAAACTCCATGTTTTTCGTACCTGTTCCACCACATGCCCACTTGAAAGACTCATCAGCATCGTTCCGCAAGTCTTTATCAAGGTATGCTTCTTCGTGAAGATGCAGTGCTTCAACTGCTTGACTATAAGTGTCGATGCCATTGTTAATCATCCAGAAAAGATCGGTCACAGAACTCTTACGGAGGATAACTTTTTCGGATAGATTTTCCCAACCATCATCAATCATCGTGTCAATGTAACTTGCAAGCACTGAAAACTGGGAGGTAAATTTTTTCTCATCAAAATTACTGTAGTTACTGACATAAAGTTTATTCTTTGATGTTTGAGTAACTCCATTGATTTCATAATCAGAAATTTTCTCATCCTTACAATAGTTGTTGAGTATCATGTCAATGGTATCAACAATCCACTCATCACCTACAAGGCGCTTTTTGTATTTGTTACCAAACATTTTAATTAGGAGTGGAGCAAGTTCCTTACGCATTTGCCGCACATATGCGGCCCAAGGAGTATGCAGAGCATTACGAAGTTCTTGTACATTAAGGGGAACACCACTATTCACATTAACAAAAACATCTGATAGTCCTTTGTAGTCAATCTGAGTATATTCACTAACAATTACTTTGCGACTCTTAATTGCTTTCTGCACAAGTTTTGGCAGTTTGCTAAAGACATTGTTATGCTTACCTACCACAAATTGGGTAAGTGAGGTAGAGTGAGGATCAGGGAGATAGTAATAAGATCCAGAGGGAATGGTATATTCATCATTAAGCAATGATTCAAAGAACTTGAGACGATTATTACCCTCAAGAATAATCTTCTCAATCATTTGTTTTAAGAGATTATTAAAATACGTGAAAGAAATATCTGTTGGATCAATAGAACCAACTCGATCAGCAGCGATTTCAACATCAACGAAGACAAAAGTGCCTTCAATTCGGTTCATCAAAACAGAGAGAAAATATGCTTTTCTTTCTTTATTACTCCAAGATTCGGGACGTTGAAATTCTTCTGGAGCATATGCACCCTTGTAGTTGTTATAAAGATCCCAAATAGTCATCGGCAAGGGATCATTCTTGCAAGGGAAAATTGCAGCGTTCATAATAATTAAATAAGGTTGTTTTGTATCCCGAGAACATCTGTCGTCTCAGGCATATGGTTAGTTTAACAACCTTTTGATCAGTTGTCAACCACACTATAGGGACACTTTAGGCGTCCCCCCTTCCAATCACTTTGCTTTGTTTCTACGGGTGATTTCCTTCTGTGTGATGGGGTTCTTTAACTCTTTCTCAGACTTCTTGCCTAAGTTCTTGAGTTGTATATCTCTCAGAGTTCTTTCACCTTTCTTCATCGTTGCTTTACGTTCAGCAGCACTTTTGCCCGATGCTTTTTGTGGAGTGTAAGAAGGTGATACTTTCTTTGCAGACTTTTTAGATAAAAGTTCTGATGCTGTTGGTGTCTTAGCACCAGACTTTCTTGCTCTTCTCTCCATTGCTGCTTTACGTTGTTGGTCTCTAAGTGATAGACCAGCAGTACCACGTTCTTTCTGTGGTTGTTGCTCTTTTGTAGAACGTTGTTTCTGTGTTCCTATATCTTTTCTATCTTTATATGATTTTGCTGGCACCATTTTGCCACCACCAGCAGCTTTCATTCTGCGTTTTTCTGGTTCTGTTTTACGTCTATCAGCACCAACTCTACCACCTTCGCCACTTTTTTTAATTTGTGACCGACCTTGTACTTCAGGATCGTATACTTCAGACATAAATTGATTGAAGGTTTTCATTAGAAAAGGGGAGATGGTCTCCCCTTATTTATCAATCTTCTTCCTCTTGTACCTCTTCTTTCTTGACAGAAATCTTAGGGCCAACTTGAACACGTTTGGTTTCATAGAAGAAAGCAACTCTCTCACGACGTGCTTGCATCAGCATATCATATTCTTCTTGTTGTTGTTTAGTGAAACGAAAATCTTGTTGCCTCCAAGCAACACGAAGTTCTTTGAGATGAGGCAGGACGTTGACAGTGGAAGTAGGAAAATTCATCAGACAGTGTAGTTGGTTTGGTTAAATTCGTCGCACTTGACATTCATTTGAGATTCATTCTCTTCCAATTCTGTGAGGTCAAAGATCTCACCTGGCATGTCTTGAATCTCACTCCAGATGTCGTCCATACGATTTGATTGGTTGTGCTTACACAATAGAGACACTTTAGACGACCCCCCTTTCATTTAACTAAAATTTGAAAGTCTTTGCATCCTTGTTTGCTCATGACTTGTTCCCAAAAGATTGCATCATCAATTTTAAGGAAGTTTGCAGAATGTTTTGCGAATCCCTTTTTCTTCGGTTTTAGATAGTTCACTTGGTACATCATGCCAGTGTCGAATTACTCCAGAAACAATAACCATATTAGTAGTGAGCAGACTGACAAATATGATGCTACGAATGATAGCAACATAATTGTC